CTTTTGCCTATGACGACTACGGTCGAGAGTACCCCGTGTCGCCTTCAACCTTATGGGCACAAGGTGGCCCGATCATTGAACGCGAGAGGATCGAACTCAAGTGCTGGGACGGCACATGGGGCGTAGAAGAAGGCACATGGGTTGCCGAGGTTCTGCACGAGGACAGAAGGTACGGTGGCTTGATGTCATCAGAAGGCCGAGGCCCAACCATCCTGCTAGCCGCGATGAGGTGCTATGTCGCAAGCAAGTTGTGCGATCAGTTCACAAACGAGGTGGACGTGCCTGACGAGCTTCTTAAATAACATTTAATTGGAGAGTGAAATGAAGATCAGGAAAACGTTTTATAAAAACAAACGCACTACGGTGCGAAAGATGTTGGCGTGGGCGTTGGAGAAACCGAAGCGCGAGTGGCCTACATCACGCGCTGACAAAGAGTGGCGGCAAGACTGTCCTAAACCAACCCGCAGATGGGCTGTGGGTTACGTGCGAGCCTTCGTTGGCCCGCACTTCTTTGCCGGGTGCTATGTCGGCGCGGAGAATGATTAACATTTAACTGGAGAATGAAATGGAAACTAACGACGAGGAAACAGGGAAGTGGGTGATCCTCAATTACTTCCCACACGAACCCGCACATGTCTACGGCTTCTTTGACACAGAGAAGGAAGCCCTTGAGTATGCAATCAAACACAAGATGGACATGTACGGCAACAGTTTTGATATTCAAATGGTGCTCAATGCACATTACCAAGAAAGGAGAGAACCGTGGGAATAAGGAAATACAAAGGCGTAATAACAGTCACGTATCAGATGCACGTAGAAGTAGAGGCATATGATAAGAACTCTGCTGAAGATAAAATGATAGATGAGTATCTTACAAATTCTCACAGTGCTTACGGAGATATTGAAGTAAAATTTGTAGATGAAAAGGAGGTAACGAGTGCGTGAAGTTCTAGTTGGTTGGGGTATGGTTTTTATTACAGTTTGTTTAGTTCTACTTTTTGGTCTTAATATCATCACACTTTAGTAAGGAATAGTTATCATGTTTAAGAAACCCGATTATCTAATCTCTTTGGCAACTGCCTCATTACTCATTAACGTGGAGGTGAAAGTCTGGTCAGCGACAAGACAAGATCGCTCTGTCTCTGATGAGATTACGTCAGCAAAGAACGCTGACCGCGAGGCGGGCAAGTTCATTCAGAACCTGCTTGCCGGTGACCCCCGTCACAAGAAGATCCTCATGCACCGTCAATCAGTCTACAACTGGCTCAAGCGTCTGAGCTACGACTGGGCGGGCAGTCAGCGTCTGTTGCCAATGGCTCGCCTTGAAAAGACCAAGGCCGAGTACCGTGACCTTGAGACTGAACATGCCACGCTTGTAGATGACTTTGTCGCACACTATCCCTCAATCGTGGCGCAGATGGCCTTTAGTCAGGGGACGATGTTCGACAAGACCTTGTACCCGTCTGAGCAGGAGGTGCGGAATCGCTTCAGTATGAAACTACACATTGCACCTGTGCCTGTGGCTGACTTCCGTTGTGCTGTGGCTCAAGAGATCATTGAGGATATGAATCAGTACTATTCACAACAGGCGAACGAACAGATTCACGAGATCATGTCCACATCATGCGAACAGTTGTTGGACTACATCGAGAGGATCGCTCATGCCTGTTCGGAACCAGAAGAGGGCAAGCGTAGGCCCAAGGTGTACGAGTCTACGATACAGGGGGCCAAGGAGTTGATCGACACCTTGGCGACATTTAACATCATCCAAGATCCCAAGATCGAGGCGATACGCAAGCAGGCTCGACAGGTGCTTGCGAACTATACCGCCGAAGACATCCGTGACTCTGAGGCTGTGAAGGCTACAGTTAAAGATGGCATGGATGACATCCTGTCGAAGTTCGGTATGAAGTTCTGAGTCATGGCCTGTTTTCAAAAACCGGCTTTTGAAATAGCAATTCACTTATCCATTAAACATTAATCACACAGGTAAATATCATGTCTGCAATTACAACCTATCCAACCCTTACTATCAGTCAGACCACTGAAGCTATCGCCGCTATCGGTCAGCACAACACTGTCCTTGTCTTGTCCGAGCCTGGGTGCGGCAAGACTTCCATACTGCGTGGACTCGCTGAGATGTTCGGTGACAAGTGGCGCAAGGTTGGTGACTATTTCGAGGACGACAAGTACGACTACGTCTACATCGATGGCCCCAACAAAGAGATGATGGACTTGGCCGCAGCGATACCCAACCATACGACTAAGTCGATGGAGTACTACGTGTCGAGTCTGTTTAACCTTGACAACCCACGTCCCAAGGTTGTGCTTATCGACGAGGCGCTGAAGGTTCCCAAACTCTTGCAACCGATCTATACCAGAATGTATTTGGAGAAGACGGTCGGTGATAGGCCGCTTACACCAGGATCGTATGTGCTCGCTACGTCGAACAACTCCAGTGATGGTGTTGGAGATGTGTTGCCAGCTCACACTGCCAATCGCTTGACCATCGTCAAGATGCAGAAGCCGAGTATGCAGGAGTGGTTGATATGGGCACAGGACAGAGACATTCACCCTATCGTGAAGGCTACGGTAGCGGTCTACCCCCGTATGCTGAAGTCATACCTCGATCCAGATCAACAAGACAATCCGTACATCTTTCATCCTAGCAAGCCTTCGATGTCCTTTGTCTCGCCGCGTTCACTAGAGAAATGTGATGCCATCATCAGAGCGAAGCTGCCAGAAGCAGTAACGCTTGGGCTTTTGTGCGGCACGATTGGCGAGAGGGGTGGCCGTGACATGTCTGCGTTCGTGCAGATGGAGTCTAAGGTCGAGAAGTTTGACAACATCATCAAAGATCCGATGGGCATCAAGATGCCAGACGAGAACGACACTGCGCCGCTCTTGCTGATGATCTTCCAAGCTCTTGATCACATCGACTCGCAGGACAAGCTCAACAAGTTTCAGATGTTTGTTAATCGCATCAAGCAAGTCGAGATCCAGACGCTGTGGTTTGTGATCTTGCTTCGCTCGAAGTTGGCACGACTGGCTCGCTACAACGAGACAGTGACCAAGTGGTCAATTGCTAACCATCACTTACTTGGCTAGCAATTAACTAGCATTTCACGGGGGCATGGCCCCCTCTTTATCAGGAGAAATATCATGAAAGAATCTCAAGCCGAGAGGCTCAAGCGCAACCACATCTTCTTGATGAAACACGAGAAGACTATGCTGTTCTCAGGCATCATCGTGATGGGTGAGTCGAGAGTGGACAAGAAGGTATCCACTGCCTACACCGATGGCGTTAACGTGGTCTATGGTGAGAAGTATCTTGAGAGATGCGATGAGCCACTGCTCCGTGCGACGATCATGCACGAGGTTGGTCACAAGTACTTACGCCACCTTAGCCACTACATGCACATCTTCAAAGAGGACGCAAGGCTTGCGAACTTTGCCGCAGACTTTGTCGTCAATGACATCATCGTACGTTGGAACACACCAGACATTCAGATCGGGGAGGGCTGGCTGTGGAATCCTATGTTCCGTGACTGGAGTGTCACGCAAGTCTATGACTATCTGAAGAAAGAACAACATAGGATAGACAAAGAGAAGGAGCAAGGCGGCGCAGGTGGACAAGGTGATGAGGGTGGGCAAGATAGCGGTTCACCTGACGATGAAGGCCAACTCAAGGGCAACAACAACCGCGAGCCGACTGACATCGATGACATGCTACGCAACGACAAAAAGACAATGGACGAGCATGACTTCAAGAAGTTGAGCGAAGAGGAGATCAAGGAGCTAGGCGAGAAGATCGATGGTGCGTTACGTCAAGGCGGCATCCTTGCAGGGATACTTGGCGGGGACAAGCCACGACACATCGACAACTTGCTTGATCCCAAGATCGACTGGAGGGAAGTCTTGCGAGAGTTCGTCAGCTCTATCTGTGTAGGTAAGCAAGAATATTCTTGGCGTAGGTACAACCGTCGCATGGTCGCAAACGACATCTATATCCCAGTCGCAATGGGTGAGACTGTCGGTGAGATCGTGGTCGGCATCGACACGAGCGGGTCGATAGGTGGGGAGGAGCTGAACGCGTTCGCTACAGAACTGGTCTCTATCTGCGAAACGGTCGAGCCAGAGAAAGTTAGAGTTATCTGGTGGGATGCAGAAACGCATGGCGAACAAGTGTTTCAGGGAAACTATGCAGGACTTCAGCATATGCTCAAGCCCAAGGGTGGCGGCGGTACTAGAGTTTCATGCGTCAGTGAATACCTAGTTAAAGAAAACATCAATGCCGAGTGCGTCATCCTCTTCACCGATGGTCATGTCGAACCCAACATCAAGTGGACTCACACAGCCCCATTGCTGTGGGTTATCACACAGAACAAACACTTGACCGTACCAACAGGCAAGAAAGTTTTTATGGATAAATAACTTATCGATAAGTTATTTGGAGTTTTTGTCATTTTTCAGGAGAAACTATGAGCTACGCAGATGTCTTTCCGCGTGTATCACACGCGGACTTTGTAAACCCGTCTTTTAAAACTCAAGTCAGAAGATATTTTTACCAAAACGAAACCCCACGCCTAGAAACAGTGGTGAACAAACCCTACGCTGGTTCGGGTGGCAAAGAGTTTCCACTGGGCCATCGCCGTTATGGTCGTCGCCGCTACTACGTCGAGAACAAGGGCACGGTCACGATCAAGCTCAATGAACAGGTGCTTGGCTACGTACATACAGACGACAGCTTCACGTTTGCATCGAAGCCGTACTTCGGTAATCAAGTGATGCTCAATCGTTTGTTTCCGTCGTTTTGTTTATTTAGTAGTTCACGTAGGGGTGGGGTGGTACTTACTAACAGACCATTGTTCAAGTATTCACAGCTTGGGAAAAACGGTAGCGTCGTCCATCCAGTGTTCTCTGGCCTACGTGTTTATCTGAATGATCTGAGACTGCATGAGTCTTGCAACTATTACGTTAACGTAAAACGTCTTGATACAAATCTCACGAAGTTGATACGGAAAAAATACGAAGATGAGTTCAAGGCCGCAAGGGGGTTCTTCATGGCCGCAAGTGCTCAGAACATTGTTGAAGATATGACCCTTGGATTGAATTCAGCTATTAACTACAACTTGGGTAACAACGACATGTATTCACGCGTCGTGAGAAGAGTTGAGATGAACTGCGTACCTTGGACTTTCAAGCATCGTCCGCACCGTCTGTACGAGATGATTGATAACAATAGAAGTAGATTCTTTGAACTGGCTAGGAAACATATCTTGGATGATATTTATGAGCAAGAGCAAGCGTTTAAGATAGAGACCATCGAAGCAGGTAAACCCATACCGTCAGGCAACTGGGGGTATGTCATTCACACAGATAAACAGGAAAACTAATCATGTCAATTTATCGATTCATACAACCTGAAGCTGAGAAATTTATGCGCGAGTCAGAGCACCTTACTCGCTTGGTGTCTGAGCTACATGCCGTCTATGGGGTGTATCCGTACAACTATAGATTCGGCAATATGTCGCTTATCTATCCAAACGGCATGTTGTTTGGCTTGGCGTTTGCTGATACTGTCAGAAATGATGATGGTGTACATGTCTGCTACAACGTTGTACACAATAAGATCAAGAAGGAGAAGGGTCGAGGCGAGCTTAGTCGATCAACACGCAAATCCAGATCGCTGAAGATGCTTATGTCACAACTCAAGAAGGAAGTGCCAGCCTTCAAGCCTAAGCTGAACGAACTGTATGGCAACCTGCCGAGGATTTACGAACACACTAGGAATCATGTTCGTAACAAACTGGCTAAGGGTACTGACGGTGGGTTCTACTTAAACTTCGATACAAACGATTGTGAAAACATCACACGGCATATCATTAACGGAGATCCAATTTCTCAGCAAGTATTTAATATATGCAAGGAGGGGATGCTCAAACTTACGGATCGAGAAACCAAGCGTAGTGCGCTTAATGAGCGGCTCACGTACTTCGACAATGCCTATGTAATCTATTTGTCAGAACGATCCCCCGTAGTCTTTGCCGAGGTGCGTAAAGCGGAGATAAGCACTGCGGCGGGTATGCACATGATGTATGTACCTGTTGAGGACTGGCGCATCGTCAATGATGTTTCTGATCTACCTGACAACGCGGCTTCGTTGTTAAAGATGTGGCGTGTTGGCGCAGAGAATGAGTTGAGAAAATATGAATCGGCAGAAGAAACTCAACCTATCAGTAAGATGTTTCCCCTGACGGACAGCTTCTTTGAGGACTATGACATTGTGACTCGGTATGACAATCATACTGTCACTAAAAGAGATGCTTTCGTTCTCATTGCAAAGGGGCCATCAGATGAGAAACCCGCAGGATATTAGAACCAGACTAGCGCCGATACAACATGCGACTATGCCTGATCATCATCGTGTGCCTGTAGCGTTTATCAACGGGAAGTATGAAGTCTATGTTGGAGACAGGATGGTACGTATCTTTACTCCAGAGACTCTACCAGACAATATTAAATCGTTGATAACCATGATACGTGCGGGTCAGGAATCGCCAGATGCAAACGTAGACTTCATATCTATGACGAGCATGTATGACCATCCTAGACACAGTAATTTCTATGAGATAGGGTGGTATGTCACATCGGAACTTTTTATTGTAGTCATCCCAACAAAAGACTTGACTTATTTAAAAGGAGGTCAATATAATGAGTTATCTGTAATAGAGTACAGAGTTTATAACCGTGGTGATGGAAGGTTTGTACTAGCACCAACCGAACCTTCGTTGCCTTACTTGGAGGAATTCTATTGGCGAGCACACCGGAGTCAAAAGTCAAGAAGTCAGTAAAGAATGTACTGGAATCGCTTGGTGCGTACTACGTCATGCCCGTCACAAGTGGGTTTGGTCGGTCAGGCGCACCTGACTTTCTAGTATGTCTTAAAGGAAGATTTATTGGTATTGAGTGCAAGTCAGGTGGGAAACTACCTACTGCACTACAACTGGATAACCTTGAACGCATAGAATCATGCGGGGGTTTAGCCTTAGTTATCAATGAAGAAAATGTAGTTCACTTAGTCCATTATTTAAAAGGAGCAGTAAATGCGTAAAGCAAAATATGATGAGAAGATCATCAAGATGTTGGAGAAGTCTGGTGGTATGAAAGCCTCAGCGGTTGCATCGCAACTAGGGGTTCGTCCGACTACGATTTATAAAGTTCTAACGCGTATGTTGGAACAAGGTCGCGTCGTGAAAGACGAGCAATTGTTTAAGCTAGCTAGTGCTGTAGAGGATGTGTCTGATCTTGTTGATCCTGATGCGCCTGATGCGCCTGATGCGAAAGTTCTAGTACAAGCAGAACTTGACTCAGTTGTTCAAGAAATTAGCGATCTAGAGCGCGAGCTACACGTCTTGCGTGAGATTCACAACCGTCTGTATTTCATCCTTGGACACGCCCGCTAAGGTCGTTGTTAAATCCACAGGTCAGGTTGGCTACTTCGTTAAGGAATCACGAGCGGGTGAACTCTTAATCAGGGTTCCTCGCACGGACGGGTGGCCGTTCCCTGACTACATCATAGTTAAACGCAAGGATGTCAAGGCTTATCGGAAGGATAAGACCAAGGACTTAGAAGACGTACCCCTTGCACCATTCTAGGAACATCATGGAAGATATAAGCAAACACCTCATGCAAGTGAACACTGCACTCAAAAATGTGTACATGCATGTTAACGAAGGGCGTTATGAGCAAGCACTGCACCACGCAGAGGAAGCCTTGTTTCATTCGCGTTGCGCGGTATTGTGGTTAAAGGAGCGACTCGATGACCCCACATCCCCTGACCGATAAACAACTCAAGGTACTCAAGTACGTTAAGAAACGAGTAACACCGCCGACCGTGAGAGAGATTGCGTTGCAAGTGCAGCTAGACAAGAACACTGTCTACTCATTAATGACCAGACTTACGCGGTTGGGATGTGTTGAAAGTTTCTTAAAGAAAGATCCCGACAGGCCGTACATCACGGCAGAGCGTCACTACAAATTTATATCAATGGAGCCGCAAAAACAGGAGAAGTTATTTCAGAAAAAAGAAGATCAGATGTTTTGCAAGAAGTTTTCTAAGACGAGGATAACCATACCCGAGCCTTTTTTCAGTGATCCATTCAACATGACAGGAGTAAGAGATGCAGATAAAGACAACAAGCGAAAGCACAAACGTGCTCGAAACGTTCAAACGCCAGTGGCGGCTTCTTAAACAACCTTATCCGTGGAAAGATCCCAAGGTGATTGCCGAGCGCAAACGCATTGCTGCATTGGACCGTGCGCGTATTGAATTCAGACTAAGTGGAGGTGTGGAATGAGAAGCTTGCCAGAACCAGAGGTTCAAAACTTAATTGAAGATATGCCAACCAGAATTGCATATGCTTTGGAAGTCATATCAGACAACGTGGAGTTTGCGCTTAATACTAGATCTGAGTTGCGTGACGAGTTTGCCAAAGCTGCCATCACAGGAATACTTGCTAATAGTGAGTATACGGGATACAGCAAACACCCAGAAAAAACTTTTTCTAATCTTGCATACCGTGTGGCAGATGCCATGCTCAGAAGGAGAGTTCAAGATGAGCCTACTGAATGATCTATTTGCTGAAGCCCACGACGAGGTGTTGCAGGAGTTGTGGGACAGGAACTTAATCAAGATGTGGCGATTACCACGTCATTTGTATACGAGCAAAGCAGTTCCTATGTTTGTGAAAGACAACAACATCACATACGAGAAGTTCAACACACTCAAACGTACGCCACGCTATCAGAAACAACAACAAACAACTGTTGCGCGTTTTATAGCAGCGTACTTGCCCCAACTCAGCGATAAGCTGTGGGAGGACAAGATGTCTGAGGATGAGCTTGTTGCGTGGTTAGGTAAAAGCAAACTCGATACGATGATGATGATGATGGACGAGGATAAGGTAAGGAAAGAAACACAAGAAAAGTATCACATCAAGATGAAGTATCAACAAACGATGCTTGAAGGGAAAGCTGACGAGCGTTGGTATAACGCGCATCTACGCAGTTCGTGGTCAACAATAAAAGGAAAACGTAAATGAGTTTAATGAATCTAAACAAACCCGCAGAAACTGAAACGCAACCTATATTTGTTCTACACAATTTTCCCTACTACCCACACTACGGTACCCCACATAAATGGGTTGGGCCTGGGCACTGGACAAAGCGCAAGGAATACACCACGACTGAGTTGGTTGCACTAGGGGCACGTCTTTCGACGATGCAATTATGGAAAAGATCATGGACGAATGAGGTGAAGGGATGGAAAATTTTATAGTTTGGGGCTTTGGGTTTTTAGTTGGCTTCGTAGTCGGTGTACTCAAAGGCAGACGAAGCATTGTTCAAGAAGCACAAATATTAGTAGCAAACGCAATCATGGAGGTAAGAAACTATGAACGATCCCGTAAACCATCCTAAGCATTACACCGAGCACCCAAGCGGCATCGAGTGTATAGAGATTACCGAACACATGAATTTCTGTGTAGGGAATGCTATTAAATATCTTTGGAGAGCTGGCCTGAAGGGTGAGCAAGTTGAGGACTTGCGTAAGGCTCGGTGGTACATCGACCGTGAGATTGCACGGATACTGAATGGGGACGAACCGCCCTTTATGAAGAGGAGTGAGGAATGAGTCCTGACTATAAGTTCGCCATGCTCGCCGCATGGCTTGAGGGCTACGCCGAGGGCTTGCCTGATTACTGTACTGCTGAGAAGTTCAAAATAAAGGAGGCAGCAGAACTGCTGATGGAAGTGTACGAGCAGCGCATGAAGGAGAAGGACGAATGGAAACAACATGTAGGGGACCAAGCATGAAGCTAGGTGAAATTGATATGTGGTTTCGTGTGCTCGCCTTGCTCGGTCTGGGTATATCTATGACGATGGCAGCGGGTGGGTGGTTTGCAATGGCAGCAGTCTGCGCTGCTTTATTTCTTGAACCTCAAAAGTGGTGGTGAATATGAGCGAAAACAAAACAGCAAGGACACCAACAGATAGTGGGGTAGGTTTTATTGACGGTGTGTGGTATGGGCCAGGGCCTACGGCGTGGCAGTGTCAATGCGGCAAACCGTATACGGTTACTTGTATTTCAAGCAAACCGTCAAAGAAAGAATGGGTTGGGCTGACGGATGAAGATCGTAAAAGTTTTTACAAAAACGCCTATGCCATATCCGATGATGAGTTGATTGAAAGAGTCGAAGCCAAGCTAAAGGAGAAGAATCATGGATAAACAAGAGCCGGTATTTGTGGACCAAGAATATCTTGAGCGTCGTTGGGGTGTGAGCGGGGCAACACTGGAGCGTGATCGATCACTTAAACAAGGTTGTAAATATTTCAAGATTGGTGGAGCAATTAGGTATCGGTTGTCTGATATTGAAGCTTATGAAAACAAGTGCCTTGTGGAGACGAAAGCAAAATGAACGACCTACGAAAAGCAGCGGGAGAAGCGCTGGAAGCGTTAGAGGATGTGCCGTACATGTCAAACAAAGATGACTACGAGCGGCTAGAAAGGGTTAAAACGGCCCTACGCCAAGCACTAGAGACAAATCAAGAACCGTTTGAGTATTGGAACGCAGTTGAAGGGTGGGTAAAGATTGACGAGGTGCGTGAGCATTTTGATTCAGTAGGGTGTGGAACCATTTACAAATCGGCTGGCGAAGGTCGGTCACCTCTTTACACCGCACCACCAAAGAAAGAATGGGTTGGGCTGACTGATGAAGAGATTGCACAAGGACCACAGGAAGTTTTGCCTGCTTTGTATGGACGTTGGGGCTGGGCAGAAAAAGAAGCTTTTGAGGCGGTCGTTGCGTGGGCAGAAGCCAAGCTAAAGGAGAAGAACACATGAACAAAGAAACAGGTGGGCCAGCGTTTCCGCTGTTCGCAGCAACAGGCTACACAGGCATGACCCTGCGTGATTACTTTGCAGCTAAGGCGATGCAAGGTCTGTTTAGTTGCGGAAAAGCGCACGATGAGCATACCGCACACGTCACCGCAAAGGCGTCGTATTTGATGGCCGACGCCATGCTGAAAGCGAGAGAAGCATGAAGCAATGCAAATGCGAACACTGGCAACAATGCCCGACATGTATGCCTCACCGGTTTGATGAGGAGGGAAACCTTAAACCACCCGAGCCGACGCCGTTACAAGCTGCAAAGGCAGAAATTGAGTCGTTGAAGCAGCGTTTGTTTGAGATGCAAAACGCGGCAATCGATTTAGCTAAGCAGCAATTTTTAACTCAGGAAGATCTTGAACGACG